ACCTTCCAGCCCGCCGGCAGAATCTTTTGAATCCCGGGTTGCACTTCCTGCTCAACCGGGCGCGCGATCGCTTTCGTGGGGTCGCTTTCGTCCGCAGTCGGATTTACCTCTTCGTCTTCATCGTCAGGCGGGCTCAAGTACGGCAGGTTGCACGCGGCGATGTGCGCGTTGATGAGCTCCGCAAAGTCCGCCTCGTCAAGCACCTTCAGCGTCAGGCCGGCAGTGTGAGTTTCGGGATAGCCACGCACCTGGCTTTCATCGTCCTTGCAGACGAAGACGTGAAGCATTTCAGAGGCAGGCACGAACTGACGCCGCCGGTCGCGGGTCATGCGCGTCGAACCGTAGAGATACTCCGTGGTCGGCATCGTCAGCCAATAGCCGACCGGACGATCGTCGTCATCCACCTCGACACCCATGATGATGCGATTGCCGGTCGCGGGATTCACGCCGTTGTGAAATTCGTCAAGCCAAGCGACGTCGATAATCTTCAGCGTGTAGCGGAACTTGTTTGCGGCGCCGACTCGCCGGTGAATCAGCGACTCGCCGTCGCGATCGAGCTGGCGGTTAATCAGCCGCTGTTGGTCGACGAACGACAACTTGCCCGACGCCGACGCGTTTTCCATGTGCGCCCACTCGGCAAAGGCGCGTTCAATTATCCGAACGACTTCAGCATCATGATCAACTTGCAGTGGATCGTCGGAAATTGGTTCGAGACTGACCTGCAGCGTGAACCCTGTCGGGCCGGGGATATTGTTTTCGCGCAGATGGAGATAGCGAACGATGTAATCGTCGTTCTGGGCCAGGTTCCGCGAACGGTTGCGCATCGTGCGGAGTTGCGTGCGCATCTCGCGGTTGACGGCAATCGGGAAAGCGGGCCAGTTGCGCGTGAGGCGATTGTGCTGGGCCATCGCGAAGGCGCGCACGCCCATCAGGGTCGCGCCGAAAACTCGCGCGGCGCGACAGGTGGCTTTCCAGAGTTTGAAGCGTTTCGCCATTAGCGTTTGAAGGTGATTGGCCCGTACTGCTCAACCGAAAGTTCCGGGCCGTTGAACTCGCTGCTTTGGATTTGCAGTACGATCGTGGGCGGCCTATCGCGGTGCGTGGCCGTGTGGCCATGGTCCAACGCGACATCGGTGACACGCGCGTCTTTCGGCAGTGTAGGTTCGCCCCTTGCTGCCTCGAGAATTAGCAGCCAGGCGTCCGGCTCGATTCTTAGTTCGCGAATGGGCATTAAAAGCTCCTTGCCTTTCCATGTGCTGAGTTGCGGCCTACTTCAGCGTTGAATGGTTAATGACGGGTTTTCACGGGGTTACGGGGTAGACGCGGATTTCAACCGGAACTTTCAAGAGTTCCTCGTAATAGGATTGGTTCTCAACGTCGAATTGATAGAAGTTGAGCCTGTTAGTACCCGAGTAATCAAAATGGAGAGTTGCGTCATATGACAGGATCACAAAAGGTTTGAATATTTTCGCCTCACTTGGAAACGCGTCAGTCAAGATCATGCTTCCCACTGACGGATCGTCAGACGCGATAGCCGGAACCCCGCCGAGAGTGTTCTCCAAGATTTGGGCGGTCACCTGAAAGTCAGCGTAGAGTTGTGAGCCGTTTTCCCAAACGGCCTTTGCCAGACTGCGCAGCCACGTCGGTTTGAATTGCGACATCGCTCTTTTCCTCCAAACCCGCCCGCTGACGCAGGCGGTTCCGACTTTATGACGCGAGCGGAACGGCAATCGCCGACACATCGATGCCACCGGCGCCGGTGCCCGTCGCGGCCGTCCCGGTCACCAGCAGTTCTTTACCTGCGGAAAGCGTGCCCTGGTAAAACGTCTGCGCGGCCGCCGTGCCACTGTTCAGCCCGGACTTGAACTTCGTCGCCGTCCCGGTTTCGCCGATGCCGAACGACGTCGCGGCGCCATTGCCGGCAGCGAACGTTTCATTGACCGTCACTATGATTTGCACATGACGATCAAGCAGCGCCGCGCCCAGCAGCGCCTGCGCGCCGGAGGTAGTCTTGTCGTAGCTGGTTTTCTTTCCGATCGACGCGATCGAATTCATGGGCCAACCGCGCGCGTCGAGCGCGATTGACATTCCAGCGGTCAGGCTGAAGACGCTCTTTACTGAATTGAAAAGGCGCTTGAGCCAGGGTACGTCTTTGACTGATTGCGACATAAGTTTTCACCTCACTGTGGTTAAGGTCACCGGGATGGTTTGAAAGAAATCGCCGCCGGCGGCGACGCGTTTGCGGCGGCGTTCGCTGTTGACTTTGCGCTGATAGGTTCTGCGCAGCTCGAGCAGCTCCGTCCGCGTGTAGGTTTTTTTGCGGTGGCCTTCGACTTCGTATTCGAACGTGTCGCCGCCGGTAGACCTTTCAATCAAATTGTCGATTTCAGCGACAATTCGCTCAGCCTGACTGCGCAGGTCCACGTTGGCGCTTTCGGCGTCCAGACCAGGAACAATCTCCAGCTCGATCATGTCGGGCGTCACGAGATGCTTCTCACCGTCGAGCTCTACACGGCCCTGCATCCAGTAACGGCCGGGTTTCAGTTTCACGGAATCTGAGGCGGCGATCGTCGCTACGAAATCGTCGCCATCAACAGTGCAGGTGACGTCGAGACGCGATGGGCCGCGCAGGAAATACTTCAGCGTCCAACCGTCAGACGGAAGGTACTCGCTGAGCGATTTCTTCCAGGTGACGGTTGACCCGGCAACGAAGCGAGACGGTTCACGATTAGGGATTTCTGGCGGCATGAGTCCGCCGCAGAAGGTAACAAAGCACGCGCGGGTTAATGCTTTGAGGGTGCATTAAAGTGAGGGGGATCGTCTAAGAGGCTACAACCGCAGCCGCCCCAGTCGTCTTTGGGCAGCGTGGCATCGCCTGCCAGAATCCGCTTGCGCAATTGAGCGAACGACATAGGCACAGTCTGACCGCCTCGACGGTCTTTCAGAACTGTAAAAGACCCTGCGTCCTCAATCCCGCGCGCGTCAAATTCTTCGTTGGTCTGGGCTTCCTCGCGCTCCCAGTCTAGGTAAGATTCTGGGTCGGTATTCCAGAGGTGAATAAAATGCGTGATACCGGCTCGCACGCAGCGACGCCCACAGTTGTTGTGCGGAAACCCATCTCGGTACGCACGCGGCAAAGGGACGCCAAAAAGGTGCTCAAGCTCACGCAGCATCACGCATTTGTCCCAGAGCGGCTCCCACTCAGCCATAGGCGCGCACCACTCCCATTCCGGCTTGCTGGCCCGCAGATCGGCCAGCCGATTGATTTCAGTCCAGTCGAGCCCGACATACCTTATGTCGGGCTCGCCAAAGAGAGTGTTCTTCGGAGTCATGTTTGCTCGAAACCATTCATCCATAGGTTCGCGCTTGAGCATCACCGAACAGATAGGTACGCGACTATTGCCGATCAATCCCTCACGTCGAAAGAGTTGCCAAGGTGTCAATTCGCGGGAGACTCGCGTAATCGGAACGCCGAAGTATTCAGCGGTGCGTTCGTTCAGTTGGTAGAGTTCCGGGTCTTCGATCAGGACGTCCGCGAAAAGCAGAACCATGTCCTTGGTGCCGAACTTATTAGCGACCCTATCCGCAGCCCAAAACGAGCAAGCGCCGCCGCTAAGATTGATGACGTGCTTTGGCATTCCGCGAGTTCCCTTTCCTAATATCGCCCGCTCCCGCGTGGGATGCGAAAGCCACCGCGCCCCGAACCGGAATCGGGGATGCGCGGCGCTGATGGCGCGGGCGGTGGATTGTTGTTTGAATCATCGCCATCATCGGGCGGCTCATCATCGGGTTGAGTTTCGATTGCGGCCTGAAGTTTCTTTGCGATCCTGGCTGCCTGCTCGCTCAGAGATTTGTGCAGCGCCGGCATCTTGCGGCCGTCGCCGAAACAGATGGCGAATGCGGCCATCGCATAGACGCGGCAGTCGAGCGCTTCATTGCGCAGATGGTCGCGGATCTTCCGCCACACGCGCTTGCCTCGCTCCATCTTTGGCCGCTCTGAGAGTAGCTGTTTGAAGTGGTCTTCACCGTAGAATATGCGCCCTTCGGTTCCCGACCGCTGCAAAGGGAAGTGGCAGTAACCCGGGCCGGGCTCGGTCAGGTTCAAGTTCGTGATGAACGTGTCCTTCGCCGCCTCGGTGCCGATCATGAAGAGCTTGACTTTCGGACGGCCTTGCCAGGTGAATTGACCCACGATTGGTTTGCCGGTGATGTTCCAGCCCTTTATCGGGAACACGCGATAGCCGCGGTTGGCATAAGCGAATTTGTAGACTTCGTTGGTGAAGCCGCCGGCTGAATCGATGGCCGTGCATTGCACTTTGAGCGTGATGCCGTCGGCGCGGGTAAACTCGCGCGTCACAACTTCGCGTTTCAGCTCTTCCCAGGTGGCGTCCTTCGTGGGGTCGCCGAAGACGACGACGTAATCAAGGGACCAGTTCTCGCGGTTTAATCCAACGCCCTTAATCTCCGCCTCGAGGCGATCGGGGTGGACATCAACGCCGGCGACAATCAGACAGACACCGACGGGAATCGGATCGTAACCGCCTTCGTCGTTTGGCGCGCCATAGTCTTCGCGGCGATCAACAATCTCGCTGGTTTCAATTTTCGGCTCGGGCGGGTCCCAACCCTCAGCGAGCCACATCGTGACGAAGGCTTTTAGCTGGCCAGGTTCGCCGCTGCGCGTGGCAGCAAGGAAGGCCGCGGCCATCTGCCCCCACGGCACGAACGGCGAATAGAGCTTGTTCGTATGAAAGCCGGCGCGGCCGGGGACGCGAGGACCTTTGAGATTTTCAGCAAACCAATGAGCACCATTCGCTAGCGCTAACATCCAACTTTGGTGGCGATGCTCGATGAGCGCACCGCAACCCAAGTGATCTGGCCCCGTTAAGTTTCCGCAAACGTAGTAGGCTTTCAGCGGATCTTTGTCCCATTTGAGATTTGACCACCTGAGGATTTGGAGCTCGCGACAGTGCGGGCAGGGAACGTAGTAACGACGCTGATCGCTTTCGTGATATTCGCGTTCAATTGGAGAGAAGCGCGGGGCGTCGAGCGGTGTCCCGGCCGGATTGTCGAGACGATCGCCGGGCGTGGAAATCTTTACGCTAAGCGTGTCCGGCTGCCAGGTGTCGAGCATCGGCTCAGCGACTTTGCAGTAATCACCGAGGTCCGTTTCCTTGTAGGCGTCGCGTTCGTCGAAGTATTCCGCGGCGACGGCGATCGATGTGGCGGTGTTTGCTGAGGTAGCCCACCCGCCCATCAGAAAACCGCCGGGATAGGACTTTGCCTGGATAGTGTTGTCGCTGCCACGAATCCGAGCATCGCGCACCAGCGGCCGCAAGACCGGCGTGTCTCGCAGCATCAGCGCGAGCCTTTTCTTGGACCACTCGTTAAATTTCCCCTCGTCTTCGCAGGCA